CGTTTAGGTGGATGGGGACCTACCATTACAACTACAGCAGCAACTTATGGCATAAGTGGCGCTGCTCAATCTGTAACTTCTGTAACATCAACTACTTCTGGTGGTACTTGGACAGCGCTTCCTTCAGCATACTTCCATGATTATGCTACAGGTGTTGAGGGTGGAACCGCTGTTACTGACCCAACGGCGGCTTTAACACAATTTGATTCTGTGCCTAGCCAATTGGTTATTAATTATCCAAATACGTTTGACCAAACAAGTATTAATGCGTTAACTGCTTACGCTAAGACTCGTTCAGATTCGTTTGTTGTTATTGACCCAGGAAACTACACTTTAACAACTCTACTTACTTCTGTAGACTCTATGGCTTTTAATACACCTAATTATGGGCAATTTATTTCCCTACTATTACTATTGCTGACCCAGCGTCTACTGTAATTGGAGCTACTAAAACAATTTCTCCAGGTGGAGCAGTTGTTGCAAACTACTGCACTACAGACAATAACCAAGGAGCATTTAAAACTCCAGCAGGCGTTACGTCAAACATTCCTGGTGGTATTCCTTCGGTTACACTGACTAATTCTGATTTTGACTCAGTGAGTGACGCGCTTAATAATATCAATATTATTCGCAATGTTCCTGGTTATGGCACCTGCGTTATGGGTGGACGTACTATTGCAAGTAGCTACTCAGATAAATACGTTGCAATTCGTAGGTCACTTAACTACTTAGAATACAACCTAAAGAACCTCACTCAGTTTGCAATCTTTGAGCCAAATGACGCTAATCTTTGGAAAGATGTTAATGGAGTTGTTAGTGGATTCTTAAATGAATACTGGTCAAAGGGCGGTCTTTCTGGAGCAACAGCAGACCAAGCGTTCTATGTAAAGTGTGACTCTACTATTAACACTCCATCAACCGTATCTGCTGGTGAACTTCGTATTGAAGTAGGCGTAGCACTACAACGTCCAGCCGAGTTTGTTGTTATTAGAATCGGTCAAATTAACGGCGGAACTACCATAACTACTTCAATCTAAGGAGATATGAATAATGTCAGAAAAAAAGAAAAATCTTAATGTCATTGACACTAGAGGCACTATTGCTACCGACCCATTACGGGCGTTTAGGTTCCGTGCAACGTTTAAACCAGTAGGCTCCTACAAGGTATTTAACGAGGCTATTATCAACTTTAGTGGCGGGTTTCAAAGTATTAATGGCTTAAGTATTACGACTACGCCAATTGCTTACCGTGAAGGTGGATACAACACAACGGCTCATATGATTCCAGGAATGACATCATTTGAACCTATCGTGTTTAGCCGCGGAGCGTTGTTTGGAAATGATAGCGCTATTACTTGGATGCGCGGATTGTTTGGCGTAACTGCTGGAGAAGGTCTTAATGTATCAGATACTGGTAATCAGTCTTTCCGCTGTAACATCACTATCGAACTAATGGAACACCCAAATGCAAGTTCTACTACAAACACTCCACGTATGGGTTTCTTTGTACATAATGCTTGGATTACAAACCTATCGTTCTCTAACCTAAATGCGACAGAAAACACTATTTTGTTTGAGTCAATGACTCTTACACATGAAGGTTTATCGATTGCTATGTTAAACGCAGATGGTTCAGCGGCAAACGGTTCAGTAAAACCTAAGGGATTCTAGAGTATAATTAATTAAACAATAAGGAGCTTACATGACTGAACTAATACATGACGCACAAGAAATTAATAAACTTGCAGAGGCATTTCAAAGTGTATCTGAAGACGTAACTATTACCACAGAGGTTCCCCCAAGCACTTCAGTAGACCTTCCAGGAGGGTATTTATTTGTTGACGGAACGGTTGGAAAAGTTGCTGAAGTTCGTGAACTCAATGGTTTAGATGAAGAAGCTGTTGCTAAAACAAGTTCAGTTAACCAAGCGTTAAACGTTATTTTAGAACGTGGGTTAGTTAATATTGATGGTGAAACGTTATCTAAAAAGGATTTAGATACCCTGCTTGTTGGTGACCGAGATGCAATATTATTAGCAATTTGCGCGGTTACTTTTGGCGGAGATGTAACATACACTGGCGTATGCCCATCATGTGCAGTTACTCAACAAGTATCTATTGATTTAACTAAAGATATTGTTACTAAAGTTTTAGATAATCCTATCGAAGACAGGGTAGTACAAGTTACATTAAAAGCTGGAGAAGCTTTAATAACACTACCTAATATGATTACTAATAAAAAATTAACCGAGAATGAAAGTAAATCATTTGCAGAGTCTGTTACTGATTTACTATCTGGATGTTTGATTTCTATTGATGGTGTCCCATCATTGGGTAGGTCAACTGCCCTACAACTTGGCGTATCAGATAGAGAAAAAATAGCTGGCGCTCTTTATGAAAACGCGGCAGGACCACGCCTTGCGGAGGTGAGTAAGGCTTGTGAGGCATGTGATACAGAAATTTTTGTACCGCTAAGTCTCGCCAGTTTGTTTCGTCTACAGTGACGAAGACTATGTAAGGCTTATGGATAGTTATGAAGTTATATCTAGGTCATTTCCTGGGTGGACTTTACGGGATATTAAAGAGCTTTCCTATAGGGAAAGAAATAATTGGCTTATCAGGTCAACAAGATTTTTAAGGAGTAGTGATGTCTGACCTCAACAGTGAGTTGGACGGTGCTAAATCCAACTCCAAAGAAATCCTTAGCACGTGGGAAAAAATAAAAACTGTCGTTGGAGACGTGGCTACTAAAGCAGGTGGCGTCGGAAGAGGTGGCGGTAGCTCTGCTGGTCAAGGGGTGTCTTACGCCGCTCCATCAGGCGGTGGCGGTGGTGGCGGTAATCCACTTACCACTAATAGCCCATTTGGTGTAAACAGCCCATTTACGTATTCTGGTCAAGGACAGAATCCAAACTTTACAGGTTACACGGGAGCTAATGCACTAAAGGCTATAAAAACAGTTGGGACAGTTGCGGCTGCTGCTGCACTAGACATAGCGGCGTTTCTACCTACTACTCAAGAAACCGTAAATAATAATGTAATTGCTGAGCGTATGCGTTTCTATTCAGCATCTGGTAAAGGAAATTCATTTTCTCAATACGGCATTATGAATGAAGCCATGCGTCAAGGTACGGCTCTTGGACCTACTGATGTTAGCGAAGCCATAAACGCAGGCGCATCATACGGTTTAAATACTGGTCTCAAAAACTTTAACGCTGGGTCTGGTTTTGCAGGCATTTTAGGTGGAGCGGCGTTAGCATCTAACCTTGCTCCTGGTATTGGTTTGACTGGTGGTATGGGAGTTATGGCAGGGCTTAATGCTCCGCAAAATGTCAACATGCTTCGCATGCTTGGCGTTAATGTACGTGGTCAAAATGGAACTACCATGAACGATTTGCCACAAATCATTGACCAACTATATTCACTGCTTACTAGAAATAATCCTGATGTTACAACGTCAGACCTTGCAACCTCATTGATGTCTGGTAACGCGTTGGATAGTTTGATTAATCAGTACTTTGGAAATGACCAAAATATTAGAACTGTTATTGTCTCTGGTCTTGTTCAAAAAGTAAAGTCTAAAGGCGAAAGTTTACGTACTAGTGGTACAAAAGAGGCTTTACAAAGAACGGGTGGTTCAACAATGCCTATAGCCTCATCTTCTATGAGAAACCTTGCCGAGTTACAATTAATTCAAGGTTTTACAGGTGTTACTAACAAATCACTTATTGGAACTAATAATGTTATACAAGCAATGTACAGAGGTTTAGGTGGAGCTGGATTAGCGGACAATGAAGGTGGAAGAATAGTCAGAGGTATCCAACAACTAAGCACAGCCGTAACAACTTTTGGTGGGACTCGCGGCGGCGCTGGAGCTATGGTTTTAAGTGACCTTATGTCCGCAGGAGATGCTGGAGTTAAGACATTAGGAAAGTTATTTAAAAATACTTCAAAAGGTGTTAAAGCAGGTCTTGCAGGTGCTGGAATAATTGGTGCGCTTGGAGCAGCTGATATTTTGGGCGGAGGCGAACTTTCTGGGGTTTTAGGTCAAGATTCTGTAAATAATGTTGCTAACTTAAGCGGTATCACAACCGCTCAAGGTTCCGCACAATCTACTACAGGAAATCAATTTACTGGCGCAATTACTGTTAACGTTTCTGTTCCACCAGGTGCTGACCCTTATGCATATAAGTCAGCCATAGCAGACATATTCTCATAGGAGTTTTGATAATGAGTAAAGTAAAAGATGCCGTACACCAACATTCAGGCAATCAACAAGTAGACCCTAGCGGTAAAGCAATTGCTAAATCTCCTTTAGGTTTAACGGGCTACCAGTGGAACCTCCCTCCTCATCAATGGAGCATGCCTGTAGAACCCGCATTAGTAGACCCACTTGTAGTTGATACCTCTAAGTACATGGTCGGCTCTTCACATAGGTACCGCCGTGGTCGTATTTACTGGTACGCAAGAACAGATAATGCGTATCTAGGAAGTAACAAATACAACGCTGGTGATTCAAATGACCAACGTTATGGCTTTCAATTTTTATGGAACCCTACTGAAGTTCAGATAGCCGTTGCCATGAACATGAGTGTTACCCCATCTTTTGCAGATAAATTTGTAGGCGTTGCTGGTGCATTTCCTAGCGGTGAATCGCTATCATTTACTCTTCGTATTGATAGAACAAATGATTTTGCTGCTATTAAATCAGTTCCTAAAGGAGCACCTAAATCAAATGGGGCTACAACAAGTTACGACTACCTAGCAAAACAATACGCAACTTCTGCTTTTTATAATCCAGTTCATAGTTTTGACGCTGGTTTCTCAAGCACGTTTGTAAAGAAAATTAAAGACCTACAAAAATACGGTACCCTTGCTGACATCGAATATTTGTACAAAGCTATTAATGGTCCAGGCTGGGTTAATCAAGCAACGGGTCGTGAAAGTTCCGACATCGGTTTCTTAAGCCCTACCCTACTCCGTGTAGATATTGGTCCTTTGAGTTACTTAGGTTATGTAAACTCATTAGGCATTAGTCATACGTCGTTTTCTAAGGGAATGATTCCAATGGTTAGCGATGTAACTATTCAATTCAACTTAATGGCTACGGCTGGATTGGCGACAAAATAATGGCTATTACATCAGGCTCTCGTTATGAAGACTCTATCGTTGATTACTTTACAAAAGTAGAAAATGGTACTGAGTATCCTAATGTTTTTTATTCTTTTGACTCCTTAGCCGACGTGTCGTTCTTTTACCATAACTACAGAACTGGTGAGACGCTACATGGGCTGTCGCAACGCTATTTTAATACCCCATCTCTTTGGTGGGCAATTGCTGAGTATAACCCTGAGGTAAAAGATATCCTACACATTGCTGATGGCACTGTATTAAGGATACCGAGTGTTTAACTATTTAACTATTGAGTTCCCCTTAGCGCAAGTATCTCCACAACGGGTGTCTTCGTTTATTTTGTCACAGACTAGATATGCCCACGAACTTGCGTCTATCCGTTTTAGGGATTGGGATGTTCAATATGCAAATGTTAAACCAGGTGACCCTGCAAAAGTAACGCTAAGAAATGATAAGACTACTAGAGATTTTGTTGGGTACATTCACGACATTAGACCTGAAATTACTCCAGGCTCTCGATTTACTACAGTGACAATCATCGGCGCATCGTATACATTAAAACAACCTAAGCAAAGAGTGTTTGAAAACACCACCGCATCTGATGTTGTACGAAAAATTGCCGTTGAACATAATTTTGCTGTTGATGTTGAAGACCATCCACGTGTATACCCACAAATTGTGCAGGCTGGTATTACTGATTTGCAGTTAATTGCTCGCCTTGCTCAACAATGTGGTTACTTATTTCGTATTGAAAATACAACTATTAAATTTAAAAAAGTAACTACTGATTACAACTTACACCGTGACTCTGCGCCTATCTTTGAAATGCGTGGCGCTAATGACCCTAAGGGTTCTACCGCATATTCTTTTAATTTAATTTTAGGTGAAAGTGTTAAGTACTCTGATGCCTATAAATCAGCCGTTCAAGTTGGCGGTGTTGACCCTGTAACTAAATTGGCATCAGTAGTAACCAACCAAGAGCGTGCCAAAACAATTCGTGAAAAATTTAAGACAGAGTTTTTTGATAACTATGCTACCGATACAGTAGCCCCAGATGCCACAAGTGCATACTATGAAGCCGTATCAGCAGACGAACGTAACCGTTTTCCATACCGTGCCCAAATACAAGTTATTGGTACGCCAGACCTAGCCCCAGGCATGCCCGTATATTTAGACGGCATAGATAAAAACTATAATGGTTACTGGATTGTTTTATCTTCTGAGCACCATGTCTACGAGGAAAAACAAAACGTCCTTACTTACATTACTTATCTACAAGTTGGAACTGACTCTATTGGCGGAGCCAACTCTCTTAATAATGTTAATACGCTTAAACCATCTCAAATTAAAAAACGTGCTCTTATTCCTGGAACACGTAATGTGCCAACGTCTAAGTCTAAATTAAAAAGTGGTACGGGAGTAAACAAAAATCACTTTAGTCAAATTACCAGAAGAGGTAA